AGGTCCGGAAGAGGAGAAAGAATTACTTTCTCCTGTTCCACCACAATCTGACGACGAAGCTACTATAGTAACTTCTAGTGGTGGTTTCGTCAACACATCGTTTAATACGGAGTTTTCTTCTTCAGATAAGAGAGTTCTGATAAACAAATATAGAGAACTTTCTCTTATGCCAGAAATCGAATCGGCAATTGATGAAATCGTTAACGAAGCAATTGTTACCGGAGACCCAGAATCTCCGGTCGGAGTTATTTTAGACCGTCTTCCTTTTTCAGAAGATATTAAAGAAGTAATACAAGACGAATTTTCTGCAGTCTTGAATCTACTTGATTTCAATGAAAATGCTTACGAAATATTCAAAAGATGGTATATAGATGGAAGATTATTCTTTTCAGTTGTAATTGATTCGAAGAATACAAAAGATGGTATTCAAGAACTAAGATATATTGATCCAAGAGAAATTGAAAAGATCAGAGAAGTGAAAGAAGAATTTTCTAAGCGTGGTGTGAAGTTACAAAAGACTGTACAAGAATATTATTTTTATAAAAACGATATTAAGTTACCTGCAGATTCAGTAGCATATTGTAACTCAGGATTGATTGATTATAAAAATAAAGCAACAGTAATTTCGTACTTACACAAATCAATTAAACCGTACAATCAATTGAGAATGTTAGAAGATGCTACTGTAATCTACAGGTTAGCAAGAGCTCCTGAAAGAAGAGTCTTCAAGATTGGAACTGGTGGGCTTCCAAAAATTAAAGCAGAACAATATGTAAATTCATTGATGAATAAGTTCAGAAATAAGATTGTATATGATCAAGCAACAGGAGATCTCAGAGACGATTCAAGAACTCTATCCGTTCTTGAAGATTTCTGGATTCCAGTTGGAGAAGATGGTAAGACAACAGACATCTCTACTCTACCTGGTGGACAAAATCTCGGTGAAATGGGAGATGTGGAATACTTCCGCAAGAAATTATATAATGCCCTACATGTCCCAATCACTAGAATTTCAGAAGGATCTACATTCAATACAGGTAGATCTGCAGAAATAGATAGAGAAGAAGTTAAGTTTAACAAATTTATTAAAAGATTAAGAGTGAGATTCTCTTCTATCTTCACAGATCTTCTGAGAACTCAGTTAATTCTAAAGAATATTATAACTACTGAAGAATGGGATACTTATGTGAAGAACAATATTTATTATGACTTCAGAAAAGATTCTCACTTCGCAGAATATAATGAAGCTGAAATCATGTCTAGAAGAATGGAATTGGCCTCATCTGCAATAAGTTTAGGTGATAATTATTTCTCTGAAGATTATATTAAGAAACACTTCTTGAAGTTATCTGATGAAGAATTGAAGGAAATGGAAACAGATAAAGAATCTGTTCCTGATGAAGAGACTCCTGTAGAACCTGAGATGGATCTAGGAATGTCGGACCTTGGTAATCCTTCTCCTGAAGAACTTCCACCATTAGAAACTCCAGAGATTTCTAACATTGAATTACCTCAACAAAATCCCTCAACAATTATAAATAAGAAAGGGAAAGAAAATGAACCTAGAAAATTTTAAGCAAGCATATGTAAAGACAATATCGGAATCAACAGATGATTCGGATCTCACGAATTATATCAGATCTATTGTAGAAGAAGCGGTAACTGAAGGCAAACTATCTAGTTTAGCGAAAACGGCGGTCGGACGTTTAGGGAAAATGGCTGGGATTGGATCAAAAAACGAACCAAATTTTGGCTTCAAACCAAAAGACAAAGTTGGTACTCCAAAAGAACAAGAACAAGCCATGGAACAATTAGATAATATTAGAAATTATTTTATGGAGATAGATGATTTACTAAGAATATTAGATACCAAAATCAAGAATGAATACATTGATGACTTTATTGATGAATTCAATGAGTTACTCGTAGATCTTAAATCATTAAAATAAAATAGAGTATAATATTGTGAGGCTCCTGCAGGAGCCTCACACGGAGATCGAGGATTATATGACACAAACCGAAAGAACAAAAATTGAAACCATTATTAATTATTGCAAAGAAGATAATCCGCAAGCAATAAAACCACTAATGAACTCTTTAATTGCTAGTAGAATTTCTCATTTATTAGATCAAAAGAGAGATCAAATTAAGAAAGAGATATAATAAATGGCGACAACAACTATCTTAAGACAAGACGAAAATTCTGCAGTTGTTACTATTTCTGGTGCTGGAGCAGAAACTCTAGCATTCGTTTTACATCCAGGTGGTGCAACAGGTCCAATCGGCGCCACTGGTTTCGCTGGAACAACAGGCGTTGGAATTGTTTCTTTAGAAAAGATAGATTGGTCTATCACAGGAACTAACAAAATCTCATTATATTTCAACGGATCAACTGATCAATTGATTGGTCATTATGATGGATCTGGTAGAATTGATTATTATAGAGATTATCAAACTAAGATTACTAATATCGCCCCAGCCACAGATTCAACAATCTTATTAACTTCTACTACATCCGATCCATATGTTCTTGTTATGAAACTAGAAAAAACATCGGGATTTGTTAAGGTTGGACAATACTCTTAATGCTTAACGAAAAAACAGTTAAGATGGGTCAGAAAATCCGCTACGATAGGGTTCGTGGCGGTAAGATTCAACGTAAGAAGATTAAATCTGCTAAAGCAGGATATAGAGTTTCTGGTAAAAAATTAGTTAGAATGAATCCCGCTGAAAAAAGAAAACGAGCAATATCTGCTAGAAAAGCGTCAAGAAAAAGAGCAGCAAAATTATCATCAATCTTAAAGAAAAGAAAGATCTCAATTAAAAAAGGTAAAAGAGCAGGAATATACAAATGAAACTATTAACAGAAGTAAATGAATTCATAAAAATTGTTTCAGAATCTGCTGAAGGTAAACCAAAAGATTATTTTATTGAAGGTATTTTCATCCAATGCGAGAAGCCAAATAGAAATAATAGAGTATATAAGATGGAATATATGCAACCAGAAGTAGATCGTTATGTTGAAGAATACGTCAACAAGAATAGAGCTTTTGGTGAATTAGGTCATCCAGATAATCCTACAATTAATCTAGATAGAGTATCGCATCTTATTACTGTTCTAGAACAAAAAGGTAATGATTATATCGGTAAAGCAAAAGTTCTAGATACACCAAACGGAAAGATTGTTAAAGCATTTATCGATGGTGGTTGTATGTTAGGTGTTTCTACTAGAGGATTAGGTTCTCTTCAACAAGAAAAGTCTTTTTCTATGGTTCAACCAGATTACAAAATTATGACTGCCGCAGATATTGTTGCTGATCCATCTGCGCACGAAGCATTTGTGGAAGCTGTTATGGAATCAAAAGAATGGGTTTGGAATAATGGAATTGTGAAGGAAGTAACTATTGATTCATATAAGAAGAAGCTAACAACATCAAAAAGATTACAAGAAGATAAGATTGCCATTTTTACAGACTTTCTTTCGAGATTGTAAATTTAATAAATAAATTAAGAATATAGGAGAATAATTAATGGAAAACAAACAAGATCCATTTGATTCAATCTTCGAAGGCATCGATCTTCCGGAAGATTTTGCTGCTAAGTTGAAGAAAGCATTCGACGATGCAGTTGATGAAAAATTAAAACAAGCAACTAAAGGTGTTATGAAAACTGAAGAGGAAGAGGAGATTGTTCATCTAGAATCCGAAGGTGAGATGGAAGATGATGAGGAAGAAGTTGTAGAACAAGACGAATCTAAAACATATTCTCTTGAAGATATCAGAGCACTATTAACTGATATCGATATCGTCAGATTACTACAATCTTCAGACGTAGAAAGAACAAAATTCTTAAATTCTATGCGTGCTGCAGTTACAGATCTATCTGGCAACAGTATAGCAGAACCGTTCTTATCTCTAGTCATGAGTATTATACAAGTGATCGCAGATGATTCTAGAATTTCTACTATGATTGCAAGAGAACTTAAAGATATGGAAACTGAGAAAAGCTCAGAAGAGCCAGCTGATAACATGAATCAAGTTAAAGTTAATGCTGAACTTGAAGTTTATGAAAATGTTATCGAATCAGTAGATAAGTATCTAACTTATGTTGCTGAATCGTGGATCGAAGAAAACGCTCTAGCTGTTGAACAAGGTCTAAAGATTGAGATCATGGAATCTTTCTGGAATGGATTAAAGACTCTATACGTCGAAAATAATATTGTTCTACCAGAAGAAATTAATGTTGTTGAAGATCTAAATACAAAAATTGCCGATCTAGAATCAACTCTTTCTGAGGAAAAGCAAGCATTTGCTGAAGAATTATCTAAGCAAAAGGCTCAATATGAAGAAAAGATAAACGAAGAAATTAATAGATCAATTGTATACAAAAACAAAGCAGAAGAATCTACTAAGAAAGCTGTATTTGAATCAGTTTCAAAGGATCTATCTCTTTCACAAAAAGAAAGATTTGCGAAGTTAACAGAATCTGTAACTTATGAATCAAAGAAATCTTACGAAGAAAAGTTGAAAGATATTGTTAAGAATGCGTTCGATTCTTCTAAACCAAAGAAGAAATTGACCGAAGAATCAATGATTGAAGTATCTGAAGAAAATACAATTATTTCTGAAGATCCTATCATGAACCTTTATTCTCAAGCAATTTCTAAGAATGTCAAGTTTTAATTTTTTATAAATACTATTATAAATTTATTTCTTAAGGAGAAATATGTCTAATCTACAAAACAAATGGAAAGCGATTCTGGAACACCCAGAAGCTGCTCCAATTAAGGACGCTTACAGAAAGCAAGTAACTGCAGTTCTTTTAGAAAACCAAGAAAAGGCTCTAGCAGAATCAAGAAAGATCATCACTGAATCTGGTGTTCCATCAAACGTTGCAGGAAACGTTGATAAGTTTGATCCAATTCTAATTGCTCTAGTTCGTAGATCTATGCCAAATCTAATGGCTTATGATATCTGCGGCGTTCAGCCAATGAACATGCCAACAGGTTTGATCTTCGCAATGAAGTCAAAGTATGGTTCAGGCGCAACTGGTCCTCTATCTTCAACTGAAGCTCTATTCAATGAAGCAGATACTGACTTCTCTGGAACTGGTACTCACCAAGATAATATCTTTAGAACTTCTTCAGATACACTATCTACTTATGGTACTGGTATGGCAACTGCAGACGGCGAA